ATATTTAGGGTGAGTATAGTTATTAGCACCTTCATGTATATCATCTAACTTCTTTTTGTCTTCTTTAGACATAAGACCATTAGATTCTGTAGATGCTAACTTAGTTAAAGACTCATATGTAACTTTATTCCAAGTATCACGTTCTTCTTTATATATATGCATAAAAGAATCAGTCATATGAAATCTTATATCCTTGATAGTATTATGTAATACAGTATTAAACTCTTTCTCTGTTAGTTTATCTAATACTTCATTATATAGTCTAGATTTATTGTGCTCATCTAGCCATTCTTCTTTACGACGTTTAGCTTCTTCTTCAGAATAGGATAGCCACCACTTTATTACATCTTGCTCTTTAGACATAGCTCCTCCTTTCTTTAGTATTTAGCTTTAATCATGTATATAGTATTGAAATGAGCTGGCTCATTTATAGTACAGTCATTATCATTTCCCTCATTGGAATTGAACTTTGTAACTAATATATTTGTATTAGTATCCCATCTTCTATAAATACTATTCATACCTGTAGCCTGCCCTAAACGGTCTACTACTCTAAATGCACCAGTATAGAATGATAGTCTTTCATTTACAGCGTTTCTATTATTATAGTCAAACTCTTTTAGGAAATCATTCTTAGCCATAGTATTAAACGTACTAGTTTGTCTAGGTGTACATGATGGAGTATATCTACCAGTATCACTAATATTGCTAGTAGCACATAAGAAATCGTTTAACTTAGGTAATATAAATGTATTACCCTTATCAAAGAAGAATCCAATAGATGGTAATCGTTCAAACTTACTATATTCAGAATATGGTACAAGTATATTAGATGACTTAGCAAAGTTATATAAGTCTAAGTATTCATTCTTCTCTACTTCAATACCAGTTAATGGTAAGAATCCATCTTCTTTCATAAGATCTATACTAGCACTTAGTGTTGGTATAATAGCTCCTATAGGAAGACCTTGTGTTGGCATAAGATTCAATGGAACCTTACCATTAGAGTCCAATCTAGCTACATTGCTGGGAAGAGATATATCGACCCATTTACTAAGATCTACATCATAATATGAAGCGACTCCTGTATTTGGGTTGATTCTAATCTTATTTAGATTAGGAGTATCGTCAGTACTAATATAATAGCTACTATCTAGAGAACTCTCTACTAGATCTTTCTTAGTTATAGGATAATTAAGATGGTCTATATCATTAGGATACTTTCTAAATGATACATTACCCTTTAGGAATGCATTATCAGGTGATACAAACTCATCTGGATTTATATTACCTAACTTAGTAGCATTTCTAGCTCTTATATTAAGCCTAGCTGGGTTATTACCATATATTACATGCCCTAATCCATCAGTAGTCACTTCAAGATAGCTACCTGGTGTTACATTAGAGAATGGGTGTACGTATTTATTGGCTTTTGGCTCAATACTATCTAGTTTAGCTTTATCTTCTTTAGTCATTAATCCATCAGCATATATAGTAGCTGGTTTAAGCACCCGTTTAGCTGATTGATTCCATCTATAACGTTCTTCTTCTGTAATATGTAGAGTATGATTGTATATATGATCATACTCATCTTGTATACGATTACGTAATGATGGTGATAGCTCTTGTTTAGATATATGTCTAGGAATAGTTTGATTTAGACTTTGTCTATCATGATATGACATAGTAAACCTCCTATACCTCAGTTAGGGTGACTTTATATTTCTTACCACCACTATTAACTACTAGGCTTCCGTTATCTATATCAAATTCCATAGCTTTCTTAGTCTTAGCTACAGTTTCATCGTTGCTATCAAAGATTTTAACTAGGCTATCCCAGTTATCTGCACCACTACGGATGAATAAGTCATTACCAATAAAGATAAACTCATGAGAGATATCTTGGTCGACAGCTCTCATACCCATTACAGTAGCAAACTCTTCAGTTCTAGTACCAGTAATAGCTGTATCTAAGTTTAATGCAGATAATTTCTTTTGTCCATAGAACTTTAGATATGCTGCATAGTCAGATGGCTGAGTATTTACATCAATCTTCTCATTTAATGCAAGCATATACTTACTAGCTTCTGTATATACAGAATGCCATTTCTTTTCTTTACTATAAGAGCTTAGTATATTTGTAGAATCAATCCAGAATAGATTTTCTCCATCACCAGTTGGTTCTACACGAGATCTTACATAAGGGAAGATATGAGATTCTAAATACTTCACATTAACTATTTCCATCTTAGTACTATCAGCATCAATTACAGGTGTTGGTGCTTGTGGTTTACCTAAGAAGATTGGATTAGCTATAGGAGCAAAGTCTCCTGGTACTAATCCACCTAATCTATCAGCATTATCTACAGTAATAGGTAATCTAGTAGGGTTGTATCCACGAGTGACATGACCCTCATCATCAATATCTACTGTAATATAGTTACCAGGAACAGCATTAGGTTTCTTAGGGTGTACATAATGGTTGGCTTGCTCTTCTATTCCATCTAATTTAACTTTATCAGCTATAGACATAAAGCCATTATTATTATTGCTTACATTAGGAATAGTTGCTACAGTATTCCATAATGCTCGCTCTTCTGCAGTAATATGTATTACATCATCTTTAGTATGATTAAATGATTTTGTAACCATATCACGCAGTTTAAGACTAAGCTCATTTAAGCCAAGCTTGTCTCTATCTAAATCATAATTGATTTGCTCTGGCATAGTTTTAACCTCCTATTTTAGAATTACTGGGATGTTCAAGTAAGCCAAAAGATGGCCCTAATGGCATATAACCATTAGGGCTTATATCTTTCTTACTTATCATTCTTTTGATAATTGTTTGTAGTAGATCCAGAACTACCACGGCTTAAATAGGTTAATAACCCACCAGCAAGTGTAGCCGCTACAGTCTCTGATTGAATGAATAAAGAATACATTAAAGCTATACCACAGAATAATACAGTTACCATCTTAATTATATTTAGAGGGTAAAAGTATACTCTAGATTTGTAGTATGGTTTACCAGTATCATCCATTTCTTCAGGCTCCATATCTTCTATTTCATTTTCAGTTAGGCTACTAGTATTAGTTGATACTTGTTTACCTAACTTAGACCATTTACCGTCGATAAAGATATAATAGTCTCCTTGATAGGCTACTATATTACCATTATATTGAATTTCTTCTGAATTTAATGACGGTACGGTATCTATTTGGAGAGCTTTTTCTACATCGGCAGCAGTATTCATGATATAGATTATACTTGAGCTGCAGTATCAGAGATGCCACGAGCAATAGCTTTAGCAAACTCATCTACTTGATTAATAAGCTTATCTTCTTCTTTTGGGTTATTGATGAATGCTGTTTCAACCAATACTGCTGGCATATCAGTTTTACGCAATACCCAGAAGTTGGCAGATTTAATACCACGATCATATAAGTCTAAAGAGTTAACTAATTGATTGTCGATATTAATAGCCAATTTAGTAGATAAGGAATTAGGACCTGCACTAGTATGAGTAAATGTTTCAGTACCCTCAGCTGCTGGATTTTCTGCACTATTACAGTGAATAGATACAAAGATATCAGCATCCCATTGGTTAGCTGCTTCACATACTGCATCTAAGTCATCATCTTGCATAATGTAAGTTTCATAACCTACAGCTTGAAGATATTGGCTTACTAATGCACCAATTTTTTTAACAACTTCGGCTTCTGTAGTACGAGAGCCTACAGCACCTGGGTCGATAGCATAGCCACTTCCATTAAGTTTAGGGTCGTGGCCAGGATTTAAAAATACTTTTCTAATTGCCATAGTTATTATTAACCTCCTATAGTCAACGATTATAGTACTGTTGAAACATAGTAGTAAATTGGTGAAAGGAGGCTATATAATGCCAGATTTCAATGAAAAATACGATCTGATAACCTATAATGATTTATCCCCAGATTTAAGGGAACTCATTAATAGCTCTGATAAAAATCTCCAAAAGAGTTTGAATCGACATATGAATGATAATGAGGTTCATGTAACTGGTATCGAAAAAATGTTTTGGAATTCCAAAGCGCCTATTAATGATCCAGCATTTACTGGTAGACCAACAGCGCCTACTCCTGAGTTGAATACTCGGAATGATACTATTGCTACTACTAGATTTGTGCACAATGCTCTATATGGTCTTACTCCAGAGAGAGCTAAGACTGCTGACAGACTTAAAGGTACTGTAACCTTTGCACTTACAGGTGGGGTAACGGCTCCATCTGTTTTATTCGACGGTTCTAATAATGTAACTTTAAATGTCACATCTATTGATGCTAGTGCTATTAATGGTAAATTTGGTCCATCAAACTTATCAGCTGGTACTTATGATATAAATATTAGTGGTATTGCAGCTAAAGCTAAGACTGCTGAATCTATTGCTGGTCTTAATGCTGGTGATATTGCATTAAAAGATTCTCCTAACTTCATTGGTACTCCGACTGTACCAACAGCTGCTGCTGGAGATATCTCTTCTAAAATTGCTAATACATCATTCGTTAATATCGAAGTTGAACGTATTAAAGATTGGGTTAAGAGAAACAATAATGCAGTTAATAGTATAAAGACTGTAAGTGCTTCTGGTAAAATTACAGCAGCATCTACAGGACCTGATGCTAATGGTAATATCAATCTTAATGTAACTAATTTACAAATTGATCGATCATCTTTAGGTAATATTGATGCTGATACTGTACGTGGGTTTACTGTTGGTTCTAGTGTACCAGCTAATGCTAAATTCACAGATACTGTATATGTACATCCTAAGACTTCTACTGACCTAACCGCAGGTAGTTTTAGTCAGGTATTAGTAGACCGTGAAGGTCATGTTATTGCTGGTGCTAACCCTAGTAGCATGGATATTAATATCACTGGTACAGCAGCTAAAGCAGCAGCATTAGCTACACCATATAAAATGAAATTCAGTGGCATCACAGCTTCTGAATCTATCATTGATGGTAAAACTGAAACTGTAGTTAATGTAACAGCAATCCCATCCGCTATTGTCACTGAAGATACTAACCGTAAATTCATGACTCCAGATGAAAAATCTAAACTTAGTGATTTACCATCTAATACAGAATTGACTGCTAAACTTGATGCAGTCGCTTCTTCTATGGATTGGAAACCTGGTGTTGCTAATTATAGTGATATTGCAACTACATATACTACACCTAAGAAAGGTATGGTAGTTCCTGTAACTAGTACCGGTTCTATCTATCGTTATAATGGTACTACATGGGATACTATCTCTAGTGTAAATATTCCATTAGCTACTAATACCATTGATGGTAAGATGTCTAAAGAAGATAAGCTTAAATTAGATGGTATTGAAGAAGGTGCTACTAATTATGAGCATCCTGCTACACATCCAGCTACTATGATTACTGAAGATGCAACTCATAAGTTTGTAACTACAGATGAAAAGACTCGTTGGAATGATACTTACACTAAAGCTGAAGCTGATCTTAAATTCTTAGCTAAGCTCGATGCCGCTACTAATAAAGCAACTATTGGTGAAAACTGGACTATTAAACCTGGCACTGGTGGTGCATTAGACTTCGTATATAACGATACAATCAAAGCTACATTAGGTACTAATGGTTTATTCGTTGCTAATGAATTATCCGAATCTGGTTCTGCTGGTGCTAGTGTAACTACAGTTAGTACTTGGAAAGCCCCTGTAGCTAACGTATCTGATCTAGATGCTACTGCACCTAATGGGTCTGTATGCTTAGTTACATCTACAAATACAATCTATACTAAAACTGCTTCTGGTTGGGTTCCTGTTAGTGGTGGTTCAGCAACTGCTTCTAGTAGCGAATACATTACTAGAGATGAATTAAATTCTTCTCTATCTAAATTAGAGAAGATGGTTAGAGATCTTCGTGGAGGAGAATAATGGCGAAAGAAACATTAACTAGTAAAATATTTGATAATATCGCTGCTGGTTTTGCTGATGTACAAAAAGATATCGCTGAAGCTAAGAAAGCTATTGAAGCAGCTGGTGTTCCATCCAGTGGTACTACAAAAAACTTATCTGAAGAAATAGCTAAAATCCAAACTAAAGTTGCCGATGTAATTAAGTCTACTGGCGAAATTAGAGGTTTAAATAATGGCACTCTTGATATGACTGGTGGTTTTATCTTCCATAATAGCTACAATTATATGAAAGCCGATAATACAGAAATCCTTAGTAATAAAATTGATTATGTGGTTCCTGATAATATGATGTATCAAATGACTTGGCCTACAAACAGTGCTATTACTAACGATAGAGTATTATTGATGGATTTAAAAAATAGTAGTGATCCTATAGTTGCATCTATATATGGTAATTTAGAGAAACCATTGATAAAATTGCACTTCAGTAAAAACAATACAAATCGTCTAAGTAATACTGGTTTTGGTCAAGATATTACAGATTTTAAAACTGATGTTTACCGTGGTTCTGATTTTGATTTGGAAGTACATCTTACTGATGACCGTATCACTACAGATACTAAAGTTGATCAAACAACTATAGATACTTTCCATTTAGAAAAATCTGGTGTAACTACAGATGATAATGTAATCCATTTCGACATCTCTACATCTTTACCAGAAGAAAACCAATTATCAGTTCCTAAGTATGATTGTAAATGGTATATCAATAATAACCTAGTTGGAAACTCCATTGCTATTGCTGACCATTTTGTAGCTGGTCATCATGGCAAACTCAAAGCTGTAATTTGTAAATCTGTACAAATTAATGGTCTTTATTTAGTTGCCGGTTTTGCTCATTCTAAACGTGAAGATGGTTTAGAATATGATCCTGCATCCGGTGGCTATCAAACGGTAACATATGACCATACTAAAACTGATGTGTACATTGATGCAGAAACATTAGTTATTGATGGATATGGCCCAACTAATCCTACATTTACATATCCAGATCCATCTGAATGGTTATGTTTAGTACGTGAAAATATCAAAGATCCATTAATGAATATCTTAGTAAAGAAAACTGATGCTATGACAGATAGTATTATTGCTAATATCAAGAAATTAGCTTATTTAGATATCGATGTATATACTTATGATCGTAGTGAAATATTCGATTTCAATAGTATGAAATGGATTAATTCAGCAGATTTGGTAGATGAAACACGTTCATGGGTTAATTGGTTGCCGGTAAATAATAGAGCTATTGATCCACCATTTGTCTATGTAAATGCACTTGCGTCAATGGTACAAAGATTAAAAAATCGTTTTGATATTACTGCTGATGGTAGTGATAGAGTGAAATTAGATATCACTGATTGGAACAATATTTCATTTTTTGAGGATATTGTAAATAATGCTAAAGCTGATAATGCAAATTTCTATAAATTAGATGGAGCATATGGTATACGTAAATCTACTACAATATTCTTCCAAAACCCTAACTACACTTGGAAATTAAACAAACGTCTAGAAATGTGCGAACAAGACTTCCCTAAATTCTTTGCTGCCGGATTTGATATTAATGCGGCTCCTGAAGTTGATGGTAAACACACTATTACATTAGATTTAAGTGTAATGCCTGGGCCATTATATAGTAGCCAAGAATTCCCATTGTCTGGCTTATATGTAGAAACTGGAGATACAGGGCGTGTTGATATTGTATTGTCAGCTACCGATGGTTCGCATTTATCTAATAATGATATTGATATGCTCAATGCTAATAGCGAATTTAGGTATTTGACAGTTAGTAAGACTCCTATCGAGCATGTAGTAATTGATCGTACAGGTCAAAATATAGAAGAAAGTAATATAGTTCCTATTATCTATAATAGACATATTAAAGACATGGAATTGACTAACTGTAGGATTGGTAAGTGTATCACTCAAGGTGGTGCAATGACTATATTAAATATTACAGATAATGATCTATATTTTAAAACACCAGCACAACCTATGGTTATTAAACTTCATAATTGTAAATTTGGTGATGTTATCGATGGCCCTTATAAAGATCGTACAAATGAAAATGATCGTTATACTCCAGATGCTTATGTAACTGAATATGCTAAATTCATTAACGTATTAGTCGAAGAAAATGATACTATCGTTAATGATCAAAAATTCAGATTCTTACGTTTACCATTATACACTATGGATAAATCTAAGAAATATAACTATAAGAAACAAGTATGGGAAGAAATTGCTAATGTAACACCAGATGAATTTGATCCTAAACCTATTGGTGCATTCAGTTCTGAACCTGGTAATGGTCCAGTGGGTGGTTAATATAATATATGGAGGTATAAATGGCAGAAATTGAGAATACAAAAAATACTACTGAACTCATTTTAGAAAATATCGAAAATGGGTTTAAAGAAATTAAAAAAGATCTTGAAAATGTAAAAGCAGCTATCTCTGAAACAGGGGTAGCAGCTGCTAATACCACTGCTGGTTTAGCTAATGATGTAAAGAAAATCTCCAATAAAGTTGAAGAAAAGATTAAAGCTGCTGATGTGGTTACTGGCTTAGCTGGTGGCTCTGTAAATATCAGTAATGGTTTTATGTATTCTGCTTCTTCTGAAATGATTGACCATAATAGTATTGGTGCTATTCCTGGATTGACTACATATACGGTACCAGACGATAAGAACTATCTTATCCAATGGCCAACAAAATCCTTTATGGAACAAACACCTTCGGATAAACGTAATATTACTATTAACTTTGGTAAACGTCATTTTGGTCAATTATGCAATACTTGTTATCGTATGCCTAAGTATACTGATTTGTATAATGATGAGCCTACATACAATCTTAGAGTAAATCTTAATGATGATAGCATTGTATTGAAAACAAAAGCAGATCTTACTGAAGATGAATTAACTATGTTAAGCACTGCTGAAATAGAAGATACCAGTGATGTTTTCGAATGTAAAGGAACAGCATCTTTACCTGAATATACATCTGACTTCTATATCAATGGCAAGTCTCCATATGCTGCAGTAATCAAATGTGACCAATTTGTTGTATCTGGTAATCCTAATGTAAAAGCAGTTATTACTGATACTATTATCATGGACGAAGAACTCATTCTACGTAACCGTGCTGGTATGGGTCAATATGGTAGGCAAAATACTATTGGTGTAATTGGTATTCATGGTGGTAATAAAACATCAGCATTTAAAATCTACGTACCTAAAGGGAAATCTAAATTCACTCTTATCAATTCTACTTTGAGTCCTGATAATGAATACGTTAAGAATAATATTAGTAAGATTTCTGGCTATGCTACTATTGCAGATGTAAGTTTCCAATACTATACACTTATTGCTGTAGAACCTACAGAAGAAATGACAGCGTTCTTAATTAAAGAAGCTGACAAACTAGTTAAATTAAGCGTATCTGTAGTCTCCCATGATTTTACACAATACTTCGATTATTGTGACTTAGCTTGGGCTAAAAATAAAGATAAAGAGTTCCATTATATGTACCGACAATGGTTCGATTATCTTGTTCCTACAGAAGAAGATTATAAGTATTATAAATTTAGTGATGATGTATCACAAAATACATTTAAAAACTATAACCCAACAACTACAGATTATACTATTACACTTACTGATGCTACTGCATTGAAATATGCTAACACTGAGTATGGTCAAGATGTGTATGCTTTAGGCGATAGCAGTGGTTTATATCATAATAAAACCAATACTATGATCATTCCTAATAAGAAATACAGCTGGATGTTTACTAAAGCAGTATATTGTGATACAGATTTCCCATTCGATGGTAGCGAAACTAATGATGGACCAAGCGAACCTACTACAAGCGATGGTAGAAATATTTACAGTTTAAACATCTCTCCTGATGTTGTCAATACACCATCAATGTATCATCTTGTAGATTTCTATAAGACTAATCTTATTGACAATCAAAATGCAGATGTCCATCTATTAGTCGAAACAGATCGTGGTTATGATGCTGATACTAAAACATTTACAACTTATGATAATAACTTAGCTCAATATTATTTAGAATCTGATTATCGTGCTTATCTTAAACATAAAACACGTGATGGTTCTTTAGGTGATATTGAAAATATAGTTATTATTGGTGAAACAGTATATGGCGCACCAAGTAAATATACTAAATACGTACCATACTTCTACAATCGTAATATCAAAACCATCAAAGGTACAGATATTACAATAGTACCTTTCCGTTTAGAAGTTAAACAAGGTAAAGTTACTGGTGTAACTTCAGATGAAGTTGCTGTACCAGAAACACCTATGGAAATCATCTTAGATGGTAACTGTGCTGTATCTGCATGGCAAGGTGGTTTATATTATGACCGTACTGGTAAACATCATATCATCACCCCAGAAAAAGGTGAATATAATGCTAAGTACGTTCATATTTTAGTAGATGAAACTAATCCTCTAGTGACTAGTGCTAATGCTTGCCGTTATCGTTTAGCTTTATTTACTAAAGATAAAACAAAACGTTATAACTACACAACTAAGACTTGGGAAGAAGTTGCATCCTATACAGGAGATACTGGTACATTTGCAGAACTATTCCCAGAAGAGTTTGCTAAATTGACTGATGTTGTAGAAGTATAGTAGGTACATTAAGGGGAGAATCAAATGGAATACTCGGCTAAACTAAAGAATCTTTCAGCTGCAGAAAGAATATTATATATTCATGACTTAACTAAAGATGGGGTCTCTCTAGACCTCATCTTAGAGTCTATTATTGCTGATGATGATTTAGCACTATACAAGTTCTATGCTAAGCAATACTTAGATATGCTAGATGGTACAGTATTGGGTCTTTGTGTTAAACACAAGGCTTCTAATATCTTAATCTATCTAGAGTCTTGTAATCAGGCTTGGTTCAATATTAAGAATGACTATAATATCACTAGTGTAATACTTACAGCTATTGATGAATTAGATTATTCTGATATACTTGCTTTCTCTAGTTTAACTGGTATCTTATTCCGAGCGTATAAGCATACTGGTGTTACAAATGCTATCTTGGATTTATATAAAGCATTCATGATTAGATGTATAAAGAATAAGAAATACTTCTTCTTGAATACATTCCATAATCACGTACGTGGTTTATTCGAAGACAAGGTTGGTGACCTTGCTTTAGATAAGCTACTTAAGAACTATATGTCAGAGGAAGAACTACAGAACTATAATGAAAATTATAGATTAGATATTTAATTTTATATAACACTATAGTATCATTGGTCTGCGATGACAGTTCAATGGTAAACCTCGATAAAGCAATTAGCAGAAGGAATCCCCATATAGACATTGTCTATATGGGGTTCTTTCTATCTATTCTTCATTTCAGCATTGTTTTTTGCTACATACAAGGTTACACCAATGATGATCTTATTAGCTACTATATTAGTAAAGGACTCTTTTCTATATACATAGTGAGCTTTCTCCAAGAATACTGGAGTGGTTCTAGCTATGATATAATCAGATACGTATTTACGCATTTGCTTTTCTATATCTTCTCTAATATAGTTGTCATCATTGAATGCTAAGTTATTAATAACTAAGAATTCATTGATACCCTCTTGAATCATATTATCAATCATATTATCGACTTCACGTACATCGATCTTAACTCGAGAACGTTTAAAAGCCATTTGCTGTTCATGAAAATATGTAACACGGTTAATGATTACACTAACTGTAAAGAAGAAAGCTATAATACTAATAGTTAGTATTACCGTAAGACTGATTTCCAAGGTTGTACTCATTGTATCGACTCCAATTCACTAAATGATCACGAACTTCCATCAATCCATTATCTTGTGTGGAACCGACTTTAATAGCTTCATCTAAGTAGCGTATAACCTTATTGGCAATCTCAATAGTGATACCGTATTTATACTCTTCTAAGAAAGCTCCCCAGTTACCAAAACACATATCTGGATGAATGAAGAAATTATTTGTATTATGATAAAGTTGGTGAGCTGTTAAATTTAACATTACAAGCATTACCTTATGCTCATGGTGCACTTTACGTAAATGCTGTACTAAGTCAAATGAAGTAATATACCCTGTAGTATTAATGATATGCTCTGTAATGATAAAAGCAATATCAAAGATAGTTAGCATATTATGATGCATCTCAATAGTAGCCATATCCATAGTGATATTATTATTGATTTGGCATCTATCCATACCTAGATTCATTAAGAAGAACTTATAATTCTTATAAGATCTAGATGCTCTAAATCTAGATACAGCATTCTTTACAAAACTTGTATATCTATCAATATCCATTAGGGAATATTTAGTTTGATAGAACTCCAATTGGTATGGTACAAAAGGAGATTTTATAACTGGATTATTTGGACTTGTAATAATGCTTAAGTCCGGAAATGGTTGACTCATATTCTAAACACTCCTGTTGTTATTCAAATAGGTACGATTAACTTGATGTTGGGCTAAATAGGCTATTACGGTCAGTACATAGTAGTAATCGAATAATTCCATTCCGAAGGGAGGAACTACAAAGAATGAGACTTTCTCATATTATTAAAGCAATCTCACCTGAGCCTTTTGTAGATAATACTGTGTACTACAGTAAAATCTTAGCATTAGGTGCAGTAGTAAAAGATAAAGACTTAGCAGACTCTAAAGAATCTGAAGCATCTATGTATTATGCTGACCTATATATTCAATCTATCGAAGGTAAAGCTCCATATGATGCTTATGAATATAATGACCTTATCTTATCTCGCTGTGAAATAGGTAGAGAATATTGGATGGGTATTAAGAAAGATCCACGACTCATACCATTAAATAAACGTGAAACTTGTCGTAAGTTTGCATCTGAATACTTTGTAAATCACTATGTAGAATATAATGAATACTATCGTATGATTATGGGTAAACCACCATTAGGTATGCCATTCTTATATGTAGATGCTGATTTGCGTAAAGATAATATTGGTGTAGACTTTAGTAAGCCTATGCATGAAATGTCTGAGTTTGAATTGAATATACTAGAAGATCATGGTATAATGGACGATCTACGTTCTAGGTATATTGGACCAGCATATGCTTATCTAAACTATATAGCATCAGGTATTACTGCATATGCTGCACGTAAAGCTGATAACTTTGAGTTATTATACTTACCACGTATAGACCAACAAGTTTTATCTGATAAATTTAAGAATCGTTATATAGTAAATCGTGCTTATACTATGGCAACTGTATATGCAGAAGCTTATAGATTTGATAGTGATTACTATACTAACTTTATTACTATCTTCATTCTATTACAAACTATGATTGATCTTATCTCTGAAACTGGAGAGCATATTATTAAACTAGACGTATTAGATGAGAGATGTATTCGTTATATCTTTGAATGGCATGATGTACCATATTATGATGAGATTCCTTTGAAATATCAAATAGCTATGGTTAAGAATCTTAATAAGCTATTGAAATTCAAATCTACACCAACTTGTATGGTTGATATATGCTCTTTATTTGGGTTTGATGATATTAGAATCTTTAAATATTATCTTCTTAAAGACAGAAAGTCTGATCCTGATACTGGTGACTATGTATTTAACTATAAATACAAAACTTACTTAGATACCGAAGAGGTTATGGATACTGCTACAAGCACTATGCCTATAACTGACCATAATAATATCCCTATACCTTATCCTAATAACGATACTGAGTTCTTAGACAAGGGTAATTATATACATCTATATGCTGATGACTTACTAATACCACCATCTGAGTATAATGTAATCGATCATAAGATAGTATTTGAAAATGAGCATTATCTTGATGGTAAGACTACACTTAAGTTTGACTTCTTAAGCAATAAGACTCCAGATATTCCAGCTAATATTAACGATTATACTATTAAGACTGAGTCTAAGTTCATCACTATAGTAGATAACTCAACAAGAGAAGTTCCTATAGAGTTCCCTGTAGATAAAGATACTTACTTTGAAAAGGGATTTGGTTTAAGATTGTCTGTTGGTTCTACATTTATAGACCCAACACGATACAGATTTAATGATGATTTTACTAAAATTATCTTTACTGATGATATAGATTGGAATATTAGTGATACTAATGCCAATAGAGAGCTTATAGCTCTATTCATCTATTCTGATAAATACAAGTTTAAGTTTAAAACTATTCAAACTAAAGCCAAAGATACATCTAATACTATCATTACCGAAGTCCCAGAAGATATTGACTATGTAGACCATGGTGTATACTTTGCTGATACCGCATCAGTATATCTTCAAAAAGATAGATATTTCTCTACATTGACATCTGATGGTAAACTTAATATCACTAATATAGATAATGATGATAAGTTTATTAAAGATCGTGTAGTCAATACTAACTTTATATATTCTAATACTAGACCAGTAGCATTACATACAGAAACACAAACTATAACTGTAACTACACCGGGTGAAACTAAGTATGAACTAAATTTCCCATTTGCTGGATATATAGATAATAATAACGTCATCGAAGTATATGTAAATGGAGACCCATTAGCATTTACTGAGTATACTATTCTTAAGAATACTCTCCATATTAATAAACAAAACTTATTAATGCGTAAGGGTATTACTATAGAAGTGATATATACATATCCAGAAGACCAAACTATAACTAATAAGAAAGTTAAAACCGTTGCAGTTGATAATAATAAACAAAGTGTATTAGCTCTTGAGTATCCATATGATGGATATATACCTAAGAAGAATAAGATTATTCTACTAGTTAATGGTAGACGTCTAGAAGAATCTAGATTTAGATATACTAATACTGGTATAGAGATTACTGATACTAAGTTCTTATTGAATATAGCTGATAATGTCGTATGCTATTACTATGATTACCCAGAGAATGAGTTTTCTATCAATATAGAAGACCAATTTATAACTACCCCTATTGAGGGTACTAATAAATTCCAAATTATATTTCCATTCTTTAACTATATGAAATCTCATAATAGCTTATTTGTAACTATTGGTAGTACACTAGTATCACCAGAACGCTATAAAATCAGTGGTGATATCTTTGAATTCACTGATGGTACAGTTATTGATTCTACCAGAGGATTCAATATCACTTTCGTCTATAATACTATATTCAGGAAGTATAATAAGTACATCAAATCTGAGATGGTAATGGCTGATATAGCAGATGATGCTACAGGTATTACTATTCCATTCCCATTTGATGGATATTTAGAATCTCCTAATAATAATCGTATGATGATGGTTATGGATGATGGATATGTATTAGTTAAGAATGACTATGAAATCATTAATGGTAAAATCTTCTTAACTGATAAAGCTAAGATGGCAAAACATGGTTCTAAAATCAAGTTTATCTTTAACTATATCAATGCTAAGATTAATAAGAAACTAGTTGAAGATAATGAAAAGAACTATGATTTGAAATTTGTAAAGATTCCATTAACCGAATCTGGTGATAAGTATATCAAAGATAAAAATAACCATATCCCTTATGATAAAATGACTGAGGGTGATGGGTTATGGACCGGTGAAATGGATAAAGAAGATGTATATAGAGAGATTCTTGATAAAGAGTTTAACTATGTACGTACAAAATACATTACTATCGATTCTGTAATGTCTATGACTAAGATTGCATTTGATATGCCTTACTTCTTTAATCTATTATTCGATAAAGTCAAACTAGAAGATAGACTTATGCTACAAGTACCATCTATTCGTGAGTTTAAAATGTTTAGACTTAGTGATATTATGTGTGCACTATTCTCTCTAATGTATGAATACTATAATCTTGAAGATGATATCATGCAAGATCCTGAAAAGATTATGTATATTATGGGCTTTAACTTCGATGCAGACCTAGGCGTATTACAAAAGATGCTTCGTGGTCCTAGATATTATAAAGACTTGGATTATACTGGTGCAGATAAGTTTGAATCTTATAAGACTCCATTGACTTCAGCTAAACAGTTATTGAAGATCTTTAATAATAACTTAGCTTTACGTAATAGTCTTCTTACTCATATGAAAGATGCAAATAACTATCGTGAGTATAATGCATATAAGAAGACATATGAAGCATTAATGCAAATCAAATACAATAATGACTTCTTCAAGATGCCATTTGAAGCCGACCGAGGTAAAGAACCTAATAAGTCTTACTATAACTTCTTGACTTATAGAGATAGAGACTTATCTGGTCTTATTGATAGTATCCGTAATATAGGTGATCTTACAGAAAAAAGAAAACGTATCATCAATACTTGTATTGATATAACCAAGTATGTAGAGCGATACTTTAATAGTAACGAATACCAATACTTATTTAATTCATTCCCTGGTGTTGGTTTAGACTTTATTAAGCAATACGTAGCTAAAGTCATTAACTTTTTTAAATCTTATAAGATCGAAGTCATGGGTATTAATACTATCTATAAATTTGATAGTAGACTATTTGAAACCATTAGAGCTATAGATGACATCTGGTATATCTGTAAGATTAAAGACGATGACAGTATTGATATAGTTGATGGTATAGTAAATACACATATCAAGTCTTTAGCTAAAGATGCTGTACATTTCTGTGATAAGATGTACTTACGTAACTGGTGGTATAAGACTCTTATTCTTGCTGATATGTATGATATTCTTCCTAAGGATATTATTAAATACATTGTATTGAAACCATTAATAGATGAGATTGATGGTTTAGATGGTGTACACGATAAACTTAACCTAGATATTAAATTGATGCTTGATGATCATATCAACTCTTTATTCATTTATGATACTATGGGCAGTAATGTGCACTTCAAAGTTAAAGATACAGCAAGGGCTCATGACCATATGTGGCTTAACCCGTTCTATAAAGCCTAGTTTAACATAGTTATAAAGTTTAAGCTTAAATAACGATAAATATATTTATGGAGGTCGACATGTCCAATACTAAAGAACTCATTTTTAACGAGTTTAACGGTACTGAAGAGAAAGCATCTATTCGTTCTCATGCATACCGTGATACTGATATTGTAATTAGAGCCTTGGGTACTGATAAAGTATTATTCCGTGGCAAAAATAAAATTGTTTTACCTGGTGCTGAATTCACAGCTCGAGCACATTTCGGATTTGCACCAACTACTGAAATCACTCCTTCCTATAATACTGAACTAGGATTAGAAAACAGTGTATTCGAAGTTCCAGCAGAAGCAGAAAAAGTTATGCTATTCTGTGTTGGTACTGATGGTTGTGGTCGTGAAAACTCTCAAGTACGTGAAGTTAATTATGCTAAATGGATTACTCCTGAAGCATTGGTTCCTTTCCGTTATCCATTAGTAACTGAAGATATTAGTGATGCTAAGAAAATGACTTACCATGGTCGTAAAGTAATTGGTAACCGTGTTGCTTATTACTTTAAAACATTCGAAACTGAACCTGTATTGATTCGTCGTTTCGAAGATGGTACTCCTATCGATGCTAAGATCTACAATACTAATAAAAACTTAGATGTAGAAACTGTAGTGGAAATCCATCTTAAAATTACTGAAGATGAATGTCGTGAATTCTTCGTTAATACTGTAGGTCTTAATGAAGCACGTATTAATACTATCTCCTTATGCTATGCTTGGCGTAAAGAAATCGATGGTGTAATGCACTACCAAGATATCCGTCCTTTGACTAAATTGAACTTCCCTAATGAACAGTTAATCGAACTCAACAAAGGTATCGATATCACTTACCAAATTTATTATTAATAACTAATATAACAAAGATTGTAATAGGAGATGGAACCCATCCACTTCTTCTATTACATTCACTCATAGGATAATCATCCTATAAATTCTTTCATGGTTAGTTGATATTACGTAGTCAACTAATTACTCTCCTTATAATAACACGGTTGCAGACTACTCTCCCTGCAACCGTGTTATTATTACAAAAAAAAATAATACATGGGTAGATGAGCGAACACCTACCCATGTATATTAATCACCTATAAATGATTTTCAGTTATAGGTGGATTGATTCCTTGTGTTTTAAGGAATCTAAAAGCCATTATGGCTTCGTGATGACTGACGTTGTTTATGTCAGCATAACGATCAGCCACAAGGTTCATCGCAGTTCTAATCTGCCAATCTAGATTGGCAGATCTTTCTGCTAGTTGATTAGCGTAGTTACCTACGCATCCTCGACCGTTCATGGGAGTCACCTCCTTTCGGCCTGTAGACTATAAGTCTACAAGTGTATGGATATATTTAGATACAGCTAGTTGTGGTAGCTGTATCTACCATACACAATTATAGTATACAATCACAAATATTAACTTTTACTATAAAAAAACAAAGTACCCCATATAGGCATTGCCTATATGGGGATATCTTTTGTTTCATAATGTATCTTGAAGAAGTAATGAATGAAACTCTCTTAAGATTCTTTCATTGAATGAAATATCAATTGCATTCTTATATTGCTCAGGTACATAGTTTAGATTGAATTGACTACAACTAGTTCTAAACTCATACTGAGAGAATATATTGAATGGCCTATAATATCCTATATCCAATTTACGTTCAATATAATCATTATACAACCCATGGAGCTGTTTAATAGCATTACGCTTATCTCTCTTATAGATATTGATTATATTATCAAAAGACTTCAATAGATATGGGATGTGTAAATCCACAACCCTATTAGGCATACCCTTAACTTCGAAATATGTCATAAGCATATCTCTAGTGAAGAAGATACTCATATTATTTAACTCTAAGTAATCATAGTATATAGACTTTGCCTTGAAAGTTATGCCATCAAGTTCTGGGTATAATATACTAGGATTTATGATAAATAACGCATCATTACGTATCTCCAGTAGGGATACTAAGGGAACTTCATTTTTCTCGAGAAAGGCTAACTTAGCCTTCTTAATCCCCTCAGCTAAGGTAGAACTGAGATGGTTGTCTCGTATGAAATTCCCCATAAAGTATTGTCTATTGTATCTATCCATATGATAAACCATATCATATGTCTTATCATCAATCTTTCCATACTTGTATAGTATATTAAGATTGGCTTTCTCAATATCGTACTCCACGATATTACTATCGATTACCATTCTTATATCTGATACATAGTCTCGTCTGGCTAATACCTCATCATACAAGCTCATTAGTAAACATACTCCTTACTTGTACACCATATGTAGATGGCATACCTCTTAGAGGTTTATGCTCTGCTATTTGTTGTAATATTTGAGCGTATAGACCAGACGATTGATTGATGCTAGAAAAGTCTAAATTTTCTGCTGACTCAAAATAGTCATATTCCTGTAACAGTTTTTGATCTGTTACATCTCGGATATAGATTGGTTCAATACCCCATTCTTCTTTAAAGAAGTCTCCTATTACTTCAGCAATATTGTATAACCAATCGTTATACATATCGACTACTATGATAGCTGTGTTATTATTGATGACACATGTAGCAATTTCAAATAACTCTTTAAAAGCCTTTTGAGATTGATTCATTACACTATCACCAAACATGAAATCATAGTCCTTTGTAGCTGGATCATAATTACGTAATGCATATATAATCTCAGCTACACCTTCAAGAGACTCTAGTCTAGTTATATGGATATCTTCTTTTAGCTTAAAGAGATCTTCATATAATCTAGAAGTGATTGTGTCTGTAAAGATTAGTTTCATAATCTTAACTCCTTACAAACATAGATGGTCTTGTACCACGTAAAGATGCTTCATATGTGTCTTTAGCAATACGATTAGCATCTTCAAAAGATAGTCTATCACCATATCTAGCCATAAGCATAGGCTGTTGACTGTACAAGACATTTTGAATGAATGCTTGTGATGCTTGAGCTCTACTGAATAAAGCAATAAAGTTCTCATAGGAAATATTATTGCTTTGCTGTAACCAAATCAATGCATCAAAACCAGCACCCATATCAGGATAAATAGCATAAGCATCATCAGAGTAACCCAAGTTCATATTCTCAATCGGAACTTTACTTTGGAGTTTCTCTTGGAAGAATGCTAATAAGACTTCAGGGATTAGATTAAAACTATCCCATTCATCCTTAGGAAAATATAGTAGTATTTGTTTACCTGTAAGTAAACCTGTGGCTACAAGCAATGCACTGTTCAAAACGACAGTGTTATTAGATTGCAAGTAAGCCATATATTGGTCTCTAAATACTTGGTCTGCTACATTACCATTGTAACGTTCTTGTGCATCTAAGTATTCTGCTACCAGTTCAAATGGTGGAAGATAGGCTGGGATAGTTAATATCCCACCACCATCCATAGGTTCATCTGTAATTGCAATAACCCTTGAGGGACGTCCACTAGCTAATAAGTTATCTACCATAATAGTAGAATTTGTTATAACAAACGGACTCGGAGCTTGTGGTGCATAATTCATTGAAACCTCCTGACTAGAAGTTTGCATCAAACTTCTTATTACTATATTTTACTTTTTTGTGTTTACCAGCTTTATTGCTAACTACACGAGACTCTTGAGCTTCTGCTTCACGTTCAATACGTACATCCTCAATGTCTTTGATTAGACGTTCAATATCTTCTTTGATTGTGTCATATAGTTTCAAAGAGTTTACACGTACAGTATACATTACTGGACCATCTAATTCTTTGAATCCATCTTTTTCAAGATCAATACATAAGAAGTCTGGCAAGATTTCTGTAAGCAACATTGGTTTGTTTAGCTCACTCTTACCTTTGACTTCATTTAACTTTTTGACTAAGTCTTTAAGCTCATTATCATCATAAGTTTCAATTTCACTCATGAAATCGTTAATACGATCTTGTAATACTTGTTTGAAGTATTTGATGTCTGGCATATTCATTAGCATTTTAGCATTCATATCTTCTTCAGTCTCCTTGTTTTCAATCTCTTTAGACTCTACTTTAGTGTTTTCTTCCTGTTTAGTTTCTACAGGCTCAGTAAAGTCATAGATTTTACCATTTGTAGTATCAACTACGTTTACTGGTTTACCATCATGAGTAATCAATTTGATTGGTTTCTCAATAACTGGCTCTTCTTTCTTATATTCTGGTCGAATTACTTTTACACCATTAGCTGTAACAATGATGCGTACCTTAGCATCATTCTTTTTCTTTTCTTCTTCAGCTTTAAGTGCTTTACGTTCTTCTTCTTGTTTAAGAAGAGCTTTTAGATATTCGTCATTATGCTCTCTTACCTTTTCAGTCTCAGTTTTCATATCATCAATAGCTTGACGATAATCATTAAGAACTACTTCATGTGGAGCTACGAATTCTTCTTTACTTTCATTGATTTGGTTAGTAAAACCCTCTTCAGTACTGAATACAGTTTTACCACCAATTTTAATTACACATTTGATTCCCATGTCAATCCCCCTAGATGGAACATAAACAGATAATTTTTCTTTTCCTTTGTATTGCTTAGCTTTACCTATACCACCACACTTCTTACACATAATCTTATTATATCCAGGAGTGTAGCCTAGCTCTCCACCGCATACAGCAGTGCTATGCCAGTCTATAGGTTTACGACAATACGCAGTATCTTTATCTAGAATATACATATCAGCATAGTCTAGTAATACTGGACCAAAGCCTTTACGAACTCCCCAGTTCTTAAAGGCCTCAGTACCGAAATCGTCGATTATAAATCTTTTAGTTATTGCACGCATAATATCAAAGATATCTTCACGTACAGACCATAGTTGGTATAAATTCTCTATAGGAACTACACGTTCGAAAGTACCTATAACACCATCATCCGTGGTATCAAAGCACTTACATACGAATGGTTTAAGATATTTCTGGTTAACAATCTCATTCGGATTATTAGTTCGCCCAGCAATATCTAAACCAATCTTAACTACGAAAGAATCATCAAACTGTGGTTGGAATACTACACGGTTAGTACCAGCATGAGCTAGTATATAACCGAGTGGGTTTAGTATTCCTGCTAAGATTCTAAACTTATCTTTAAAGAATTTGATCTTAGGATTAGTCACTACTAACTTAATAGATTTGATTGTCTCTGCATCGAATAAGTCCTCAACCATAGGCCCTTGTAGATCATCGAAAGCTCTCTCTAATGGTACTGTATAGGCTAATGACCTATACATAGCATTTAGATGAATTTTTCTTACGTCTACATTACTATTTGTCAGATTGAGTCTTACATCATCAGCTAATGTGCTTGCTACTATCATATGTGCCTCCTAATTCTGGAGATAGATATGCTTTGATTGCATCGTTAGCTTGCATATTTAATTCGACTTGATGCTTAGCAATAGATTCCATAGATTTACCATTGTAAGTATCAAATTCAGGATCTTTTAGACAAGACCCTTTAGGTAAGTTTTGACCGACAGCTAGGAATTGTTCTAGAATAGAGTTCTCAAAGTTAACTCTATCTTTATTATAATCATATCCAGCTAGCTTGCCGGTCTCTTCTAAGTAGATATAATTATTCATCATATCTTTGAATTGCTCATCATCTTCATATTCCTCAAGTAAGTCGGATACTTGACCGATACGAGTCTTGTGTTTATAACTGCTTAATGCTTCTTGGAATGGGGCACGTTTATAATACCCAGCATCTTCAGATAAGTCAGTTGGTCTACGGTGAGCTTTTTCTAGCATTTCTGCTCTAGCTATACATGCTTCGAAGTTCTTATTGTCGACTTCTTTATCACCTGTAGCTTTATAGTTACTGAATGCTGTAGCCCATGGATAGAAGTTCGTAGGAATCATAATAGGTTGACCATTTCTTCCTTGGAATGCAGACCATTCAGGTGCTGGACGTACAGGAATAACCGCATCACGGAAACGTTGGTTCTTCATACGCCAGTTATAAAGTCGTAATTCTTTTTCATCGAAATCAATACGACGTTTTTGTGTTAACATATCCCAATCAGGATATTCCCAATCTTCCATTTTACGAAGCTTTCTTGAAGATTCTGTTTGGAGTCTTGGGTCATAGATGTATTGATGAATCAAACCATATGGATCTTCTTCATCATATACTTTAGAAGCTTCTTCGTTATTAACTTGGTTTGTTACCATATAGGATGCTACCCACATACTTTTCCACCAAGCCATTTTATCTTCATGGAACTTACGAGCGTTCTCATGTTTAGATTCGTACTCTTCTTTAGCAAATCGTACAGATTCCTTGTTGAAGAGATATGCTTCTGCTGGAGTTAATACATTAGTATTAGGAATGAAATGTTTAAGCATATCATTTTGCTGTACTTGTGCTTTAACTTCATCCATTGGGAATGTCCATCCCAATCTATTACCTCGAGCTTGCCAAGATCTACGCAATGCACGACGTTCAAATTCTTCACGACGTTGGTTGTATTGTTCGATCAAGTAATTGGCATACAATAAGTTTTGCTCATCACACCAAGCAGGATCTTCTGGTCTTGGTGTTGGTAGCTCTGCTTGCATCTTAGCAATACCACGGTCACAAGATCCGATACTATCCATTAATAGATTATAAGTATCTTGGTCATATCTTGCACTGTTTACTTGCTTAACGTAGATACCTCGCTTATCTACTAATAACTGTAACTTATCAAACAAGGCTTGCTTGTTTTGCTCCCAGTTATAACGTTTAAGCCATTCGTTATATCTTGCTTTATAATCATTGATTTCTTTAGCCTTAGAGTCACGTTGCTCTGGAGTAAGATTAGGATTATTAAGCATATCAGCAATAGCTTTATCATTAGGTGGAGCTTCCATATATCCTACATCATATACAGGAACATAGAATTTATCCACTAAGATATTAAGACAGCTGGAGTCTTTAGGTGTAACCATAACTTGCCAGTTAGGGTTTACAGGATAACCTGCTAATGGATGACCACCAACTGTAGTCATCATCTCCCAGTTACGACGTTGGTCTTCATATGCCAACATTTGTGCATCTATCATCTGTCCTTGGTATTGCATACCTAGTTGCTGTTGAGCAGCAGATGTGGTATTAGATGTAATATTAGGTAAGCCAGCACCATGGAAATATGTACGGTGTGGGCTACTAATGATACGTTGTCCTTTAGGGAGTTGTGGGAATACACCCTCAGTAGGGTCTTGACCACGAGATAATAATAAGTCTTCGTATAGTTCTAATACGAATTCTTGTTCCAAATCAGCACGATCTGGATAAGCATTCAGAAATGATAATACATCGTCATATGTATTTTCTGGTTTCCATGGTACGTTATGAGGAACACCACAAACCATATCATTAAGACGATTGATATACATATTTCTGATATGGATATCATTTTCAATTTCTTCTGGACGGTTAGCAAAGCCTAACCATTTCTTAGCATCATATACATCAGGGAGCATATCTGCTAAGTGTAGACTGTCATCTTTAGGTGTAGATTGTAATTCACTATACACCTTATCAGTCATTTCTTGCGCTACTTGTTCAAGTATAGCATCAAAGTCAACTTCACCAGCAGTAATTAGAGTCTGAATATCCTTGTATCCTTTCTCATGTGCTATCTGTTGAAGTCTATTAAGAACTATTGGTGTAGCAGCAATAGCTTCAGCTTTAGCTGCTTCTTGCCAAGTCATTTGTGTTGGAGTCTTTAAAGACTCTTCAGTTACACCACGGTTTGCAGCAATTTCAGCTAATGTACGTTTTTGTTTTTTACTGTAATTGCCTAGTGGTCTATGCCAACCACTTGCATCTGGTTGCATTCTACTAGCAGTTGGTGGGATAAATGTATTCATACCACTCATCGGTGGTTGATTATTAAAATAATCCAATGGAACCGCTGTTTCAAAATCAAATTTAGGTGCATTACCCATAGCCATATTTTGAGACATTGCTGCTTGTGGCTGAGGCTGTGGGTATTGCATTTGCATTTGTTGAGCCATCATAGCATCATGCTGTGCTTGGGCTTCATAGATTTTATATAGTGGTACAGCATCTTGGAAGTCAAAATGCACATTAGGGTCAACGCCCATATCTTGCATTTGCTTATCTGCTATACTTTGATCCACTAGTTGTGCCATATCACCCCAAGACATTCTTCCTTGTTGTTGAGGGGCTTGATGTTGTGGCATTGGTTGTTGATACTGCATTTGAGGTTGAGTCATTTGCATTTGTTGTACTGGCTGTTGCCATTGTGGTTGTTGCACTTGTTGTTGCATACCATACCATACACCTGCCGGAACTGTTTGAACTTGTTGCATTACAGGCTGTGGTTGTTGCCATTGTTGCTGTGGCATTGGTTGCTGTACGGGTTGTTGATATTGCATTTGTTTATCTGCTATATCTTGGTTTACCATTTGCGCCATATCAGCCCAAGACATTCTTCCTTGAGATTGAGGTGCTTGTTGTTGTGGCATAGGTTGTGGTTGAACCTGTTGTTGATATTGCATTTGTGGTTGTTGTACAGGTTGGTGATGAACATGCGCACATCCACAGTTTTGATTATGTTGGTGCTGTACTTGGTGACCACCATTCATCATCTCTCCTAGAGATGGTACATGTTGACCTTGAGCTTGCATTTGAAGCATTTGATTGGTCAACTGATTGAAAGCTTCTGCATTCTCGTTAATGAATGCTAGCTCTTCAGGTGTAAAATTGCTTGGGTTAGCAATATTAGGTTGTACCTGTTGCTGTGGTTGTTCCACAGGTTTAGGTGGTTCGATAACCACCTCTTCTTCTTTTGCCTCACCTGCCAATGAGATGAACATCGATTTCGTTTTATATACTTCCCCTTTGAGTGCAGCTAACTCTTTCTTAAGATCTTCAATCTTGTCTGCATTGTCAAAGATTGTTTGTATATACTTCTCTCCATGTTTCATTAGCTCTCTATTCTTCGCTTTGAGAGCTTCAATCTTATTGGTGATTACTTCACATTGGAAGCTTGTTGTTGTATCTACATTTGGTGTAGGTACTTGTTGTTGAACAGGCATAGGTTGCACCTGTTGTTGTCTGTTGCGTGTCCGCAACGCATCGAAATACATTTTTCTTTCTCCTTTTGTTTCTTTAAACACATGAGGGTTCCCCTCTACTTTTGAAATGGATATGAACTGTTCACCCATGCTAGGTGAGGCTTCATACTCTTCTCTTGTGATAGTTTGTACTCCCATCTGTCCATGGGGAATATAATAACTATCAATACTGAACTTATCCATAGACTTTCTCCTTTCTTAATGGAAATATAAACATCAGCCAAAAGAATAGCTGTTCAATATCATAGCTATAATATACATCTATAAATTAAGTTCATTTATCATTTCTGAGGGGGTTATTAAGCACACTGAGCCATAAGTGCCCAGTGTGCTATTAAATGTATTAGTCTTCGGAATTATCTAAATCTTCTGCGTTAATTGTTTCACTTTCTGGCTCCTCATAGGACCATCTACAATGTACATGATTTTCTTCAGTAGGCTCTTCTACTGGATCATTGTTAGTCTGGATAGGTTCTTCTTCTGGTGGATTAACTATATCCATAAGAGCTTTCTTGAATAAATCAACTAGCTCTTTACTGTCTAGCTGATATCTATTATTAAAGAACATGTCTCCGAATAATACGATTCCATTGTATCCATATCTAACTCTAGCCATAACACCTTGTACTAGGTCTTCATGGGTTTGAGTTTTATCAGTACTAGCCATTAAATCAGCCATAGTTTTCTTAATAAAGTTTGGATTGGTTAATTCCATAGGGTTAGCATTTTCTGCATATGGTTCCATTACGATATTGGTTACATTAGCAGCATCAAGAATCAATA